GGTTTTTTATAAAACATACTAAATGCTAGTTTAGAAGAAGGTTTATATTTAAAGATTAAACTTGCTAATCTTGTTTGAATCTTAATCCTATTATCAAGACTATCAATCATACGAAATAGCTCAAAACAATCTGGATATTTCTTTTGAATAAGCTTAAAAATACCATCTATCTCTTTATGAAGTTCTTTGCAAGTACTATTTTTCGATAGATTGTAAAGAAGCACTTTAAATATATTCACTTCATTATGTATATGTAACATATTTCCGTACGGTTCATAAGACCCTTTATACTTGCGAATATCATAACCATTTTCTAATAATATACGGATTATTTCAGTTTGATTTTTACACGTATGATAGTTTATATTCGAAATTAAGTGAGAGAATATATCACATTCGGGGTCCTTTATATTGTTTCTTGATGCTTGTCGTGGATAAACATTGGTACGATGATACATATCAATACCGTTATCTAAAAGATATTGAATCATTTTACTCTTGTCATCAATTCCATTATGACTGTTATGACTGATACAACACCAATATAAACAATTTGATTGAGTTACTATATTTTCATTAAATGTTTGATTTATTTTACTATTAATATCAGCACCATAATCGAGTAACATCTTTGTAAAATACATGTTATTCTTTCTACTAGAAATATATAATGGTATTCTATTGGTGGATTTGTTAGGCTCATTTAAATTCCATAACCCACTTTTGATCATATACTCGGTCTTACTTCGAATACTTACAAAATCATTAGATGACCTATATAGAATATCTTCCAATGCTTTCGCAATGGTGGGAAACTCTTTTTTACAAGCGTCATAATTGTGTTTTATCTTTAACCATCTTAAATGTTGGTTCATGTAATAATGTTTTGACGTACGCCATGTAGATATGTTATCTTTTTCATTGAGAAAAGATAACATATGATTTTCGGTGTATTCACATAAAGTATCTGTTAAATGGAAACGCATATTGAATAAATAGACAATGTGTTTGTGTTTGTGTTTGTGTTTGTGTTTGGTTGAAATAATAATATAACTGAATACCTTTTATTCATATTCCATAAAAAAATATCAATTTTTTCAAATCGACGTTTTTCTTTTAGTTTTTCAGTTTTTTAGTTTTTTAGTTTTTTAGTTTTTATTGAATAAGTAAGTTACGCTTTGTCTTCCATCTTTGAAGCAACACACTTCATATTATAAATACGGGATTGATACAATTGTTTTTTTTCTTCTTCAAAATCGTATTCACAATGGTGTTTTTCACACATTCGATGCAATGGGCAAAAATATTTATTGCATTTACAAACACAAGTTAAATCCACCAATGATAATTTCTTTTTGCATTCATTGTGTTGACAACGTTTCGGTTTTTTATTCTTTTTCTTTGTTTTTTTAGCCTTTTTTGTTGTTGTTGTTTCATTTCTTGTTGTTTCAGTTGTTGTACCAATCACTAAATTAATGGACAGGTCAGTCATGGTTGATTGTTTATAATATTGATATAGAATATTGATATAGTTGATATGTTTTTTATTATTTGCAAATTAAATAAATAATAAAATGATGAAATAATGAATCAATTTTTCCAATAGCATACTATTTTTCGAATAAGATAAATATTTTTTCTTTTTAGATTAGATTAAATAAAATAAAATGTAAATAAAATGTAAATAATACATAATTATAATAAAAAACGTAATGGTAAAATTAATTACAACATTGAATATAAACGAAAGAGGATTTCATATGGAGGAAATATTATATTGTTTGTATTATAATTTAAAACATCCTTTAATTAACGATATTACAATTATTTTTGATATCAAAAATATTCCCGAAAAATATGAATACAAACTATTACAATCTTCATGTGAAATTGCTGATGAATTTAAAGTTAAATTTCATCCAAGTTTTTTATCACTACTGGACAACAATAATAATATATTTTTTATGATAACAAAATCTCGACCTACTTATAAATATATATTTGATTATACAAATAAAATCAAAGATATATGGATATTATGTAATGTGGATATATATTATCCACACGAGAATAAATCATACTTAGAACAGGCTTTATCAACAAATTATGATAATACTATGATTTGTTTAACAAGATATGATAAAATTATATATAAAAGAGGTCATTATACCCATTTTCACGATGGATATACATTAACATATAAAAACAATACTTATAAAACACAACGTGTAAATGGTTGTTCTATTGACACATGGATATACAAATCACCTATAAAAGATATGGATTGTAATTATAATATAGAATTAGGTCGGATTGGTTGTGATGGTATGATGAATTATCAATTATCTAAAAATTATAATGTTATAAATCCTTGTTTTGATGTTATTAGTATACATAATCATAAACAACATAAAATATATAACACTATTAACCAATTTGTAAGTTATTACAATGTTATATACAAATATAGTGATTTTATAAAAATGATGCAACAAAAAGGGTTTTTATTAAAAAATATCGGATTTTCATGTATTGATAAATCAAACGTTGTTAAGAATGTAAATAACAGAAAAATAGATCATAAAAAAAAAGTACATAAACAGAAAAAAATGGTACATTTTCTTTTAAAATAATAATTACTATGTATTTTAATTGTTTTAATTATTAATTATTTTAATTATTAATTATTTTAATTATTTTTTCCGATAGCATACTATTTTTCGAATAAGATAAATAATATATCCCTCATGTGGTTTATTTGATTTGTTTGGTTTCCTGTTATATGATACATGATATTCTTCTTTCTCGGCTTCCACCAACGTTTCTTCATCTTCTTCGCTTTCCCATTCACTCTCACTTTCTTCCATGATCCATTCGTCATCGTCGCAACATTCTTCATCGCTGCTATGAACAATCCAATCTTCATCCTCTTCTTTCCATTCATTTTCTTTATCACGTAAATATGCTTCGTCTTCTATTTTACCTAAACAGGTATTGTCTCTTTCTATATGAAACCAACTGTTGTATTCGTATCCAGAAGACCGTTGATATTGGTCTACTTTTCTTCCTTTTGTATATTTGTTATTGGAACAAGGTATCGTATAAATTCCTTCATTCCGTTCGTTTATCCAGCGAACCGGTTTTCTACGAATTCTTCTTTGTGTTGTCATAGTGAGTCGGTAATTGTATTTTGTGTTTTGTGTTTGATTTTTTGTGTTTGATTATATAATATTGATAATTATGTTTGTATTTGTGTTTGTATTTATAAACGTGGATTGTTTTTCGTTCCTTTCAATTTTCTACCACTTGGATTTTTTTACATTAATACGAGGTCCAGTCCGGCGTCGCGAGGCATTTGGGTCATATGCTTCTTCATCATCGTCGGAATCCAGGTTTTTTGATAATTCCCAAAATTCTTTGGAACCTAGTCTGAAATTACCGTGTGGTTCTGCTTTATACCAAAATATTTGGTCTTGTAATTTATTGGATTTGGAATTATTGTTTATCACCAAACATTCGTAATTTTCCGTACATTGGTCCATGACCTGACAAAACGATTCGAACGTAGGAAACATACCAGCATAGTTGTCAAAAATCCGTTTTCTATTGGAAATATACGGTTCACGCAATATAAATACATAATCAATATTGGTTCTTAGGTTCGGTGGAACCCCTAGTGGATATTGCATGGTAATAATGAGCATGACTTTCCAATGACGTCCGTTCATAAATAATAAACGCATCATTTTGTCTTTTGCCCAACCAGCATCGTATAAACAATCGTCCAATATGACAAACGCACGTGGATCAATCGAACTCCGTTTATAGGTCTGTATTTCTTTTTTTACTTGTTTCAATACGGTTCGCTGTCGCTTTAATACATTCTCAATGATGGCGGTATTGTACTCGTCGTGTATAAAAAGTTTTGGTACATGTTCACTATAAAAACCATTACCGGCTTCTGTTCCCGATATTACAGTTCCTATTGGTATATCTTGATGATAATATAATAAATCTCTTACTAAAAAACTTTTTCCTGTGTCTCTTCTTCCAATTAATACAATCACCGGACCTTTATTTTCATCTGGTCTAAAACTTATATTTTTCATATCAAACTTTTTTAAATCTAAAGTCATAATTATTATTTTTAAAGAAAATAAAATTAAATGATTTACGAA